TCATATGTTGCCAATTGCCAGAACACGACCATCATCTTCAAAAATAACTGCAACTTTATCGCCATCATAAATATGTGCTTTATTGAAATTTTCTTTAAGCTGATTGCAGAAAACTTTTCCTTCTTCTTCAGTGTTTCCAACCTTAATAAATGGAAGATTGTTAAAAAACAAAGTAGAAGTATCTTCGAACATAATATCCCAAGCATAATAACAATGAGGTTCAAAGTAGTACGGTGGATTTTTTAATCCTTTAATCCGAGCTGTTGCAATGTTAACTCTCTGAAATTTCATATCAATTCCTCCTAACAATCGTTTTACGAGAATGTACAAACCTGCTATTCTTTTTTAGTTCGCATAGCTACGAAGAATTACAATGGATATTATATCATAATATATATAGATTTTCAACTTGTAGCAAAAATCTGTTTTCATGATATTGATTTTTATAAATTTCTATGCTATACTAGCTAACATAGGAAATGAAGATAAGCAGATGTGGTTTGCCACTTTTAATCCGTGACTTTAAGTCGCGAGTGAGGAGGTGGTGCTATGATAGAAGCTATTTTGTTTAAAATAATATATCTACTTTTATTTGGCTTAGTTGTCGAAACTATTATAGTATTTGCCTTAGTTATACTAGTTATAATTTTAAGCAAATAGACAATAAAAAAACACATCTGTAATTTGACCGTTGTAGATGTGTTTTTACATATTTATTCGGCAAACCACGTTTGTGGTTCTTCATTTTCTATACTTATTATACTAGCTTTTTATGTTTTTGTCAATTATTCTCGGAAATTTAATTATGCTTAATATAAAAAATTGGAGCGAACGTCGTAGTTATCTACAACTTTTTTCTCTTAACGATTTATACAAATATCAATCAATTTATTAAAGTATATCATATTTTTCATAAAATACAATACCAAATGAATTAAAAAATTATACAATTTGCAATTTTATGTAAAACATGTTATAATTTAGTTGTAACATGCTTTTTTGTTGCCTTTGAAATCAGTAAATTTCGGAGGCACAGTCCTCCGAACAATAAAAAGGAGGAACTATCATGAAAAAACGAGTACATTATGCAGAACTGGAGGATATGCAAAAGTATATCGAAGGTTTTAACTCCGATGATTACGAGAGTTGCGGTAAACGCACTGACCCTTCTGTCATTGCATATGCAAGAGACTACTACGACAAGCATTTACCTGTGGATGTAACTGCATGGATACGGGTAAACGAACCTGATGAAAATTTGATTTATGCAAAAGGTCTCGGCGATCAGGTATGCTTTGTTCGTGACAGACTTTGCCAGCTGTTGAGATCAACCTACGAAGAATGGCGCGACAATCCGCCACTAGTGATTTCTACCCACTATTCAAAATCGGTAAAATTACCTGTGTTTCAGATCAACCTCGAAAAGTACGGCATAGAAATGGTACTTCGGTACAATTTCTACGACTGGAAGATTTCAGTAAAATCTGATAAACCTCTGGATTTCGATTACATGGGACTTTTTAATCCCACAGAAGAGATTTCATATCTTTACTGCGAGGGATTTCCGAGAGACAAGGTTTATAGCAGCTATGAGCAGAGTCACTCCCAGTTCACTATTGAAATCGGCTCTCATTACGACTTGTACACTTTCATTTTCTTACTCAAGAACTACTTGGGAATTAAAAGAGAAGATTAAAATGTACTTGTTTCGCCACCACTATTGCTATTTAATAGTGGTGGCGGTTTCTTTTTTATTTAATTTTAAAAATTATATAATACTTATATTATTAAACAAATACAATGCAACTTGATTTTGTTCTTCCTTTGTCATTTCCATAATTTTAGCCATTGCAAACATTATAAGATGATATTTAGCAAAATTTATTAAAGTAGTTTTATATTCTTCGTCAATTTCTTTTAGCATATTATCAAAATATTTATACATTTCAGGTTTATCATACTTTAGATTAGTACAGCTACTATTACTCATGCATGTTGCTAATCTTAATTTGTTTGTTAGGTCCATATCATTTATCATATTTATTAAATATTTTACTTTTTCACTCTCCATTTTCTATTACCTCCATATTAAAATCTTGTATCATTTTTCTAGTTGTTCTTTAGGCTCATCAAATTTTTGCTTTATCATAGGCAAGAAAAACTGATTTACAACAGAGTCATATTCTACTAATTCACTAATAAATTGATTAAAGTAGTCATTTATTATTTGTTCCTTAAATTCTATTTTACAATCGTGGCAATAATAATAGAAATATGCTCTACCATTTTTCTTTGTAGTTGCTTTACCACCTAATACTCTGCCACATTTAGGACACTTCAATTTTTGTAAATATAAATAAGTCAATGTTCTTTTATAACTTCTTGAATTTTTCTTCTTTTGCACTTGGCAGTCTTCTCACATTTCTTTTGAGATAATAGGCTCGACTACATCTTCATAGTAAGTAGGGTGTTTAGTTTTCTTACCATGAACAAAATCTCCTTTATATATTTCATTTTCTAAAATTCCCATAATTGTTGAATCTCGCCAATTATCTTTTCCTAATACCTTTTCTTCATTGAATAGATTGCTAATTTTTTGATAAGAATAACCATTATAATATAAATCAAATATTCTAATTATAATATCTTTAGTAGAATAATCAATTACTAATTTTTTATCTTCTCTTTTATAACCTAATGGAGTAATATAAGGAATATGTCCTTGTTTTATTGCACCTGCTAAACCTATTTTTGTTCTTTCACTAGTTCTCTCAATTTCATTTTGGCTAACACTCATTAAAAGTCTTGAAATCATTTTGCCATTTGCACTTGTTGTATTTATTTCATCATTTACACAATCGAGGTAAGCATCATTCTCATCTAAGAATGTCATTAGATTTTCCCAGTCGTAAATACTTCTTGTTATTCTATCTAGTTTTAGAGCAACAATAGTATTTATCTTTTTAGCTTTAATATCATTTTTTAATCTTTCAAACTCTGGTCTATGATTACCAGTTTTAGCACTTATTCCAGCATCTGTATAATAGTCTATTATTTCATAACCTTTGAATTCACAAAAAGTTTCTAATCTTGCTTTTTGCTCTGGAAGACTAAAACCTTCTCTAGCTTGATCCTCTGTTGAAACTCTCATATACAATCCACATTTTTTCTTTTCTTCGTTCAATTTTCAAACCTCCAATCTAACAAAAAAAAGACATCAAAGTACACACGAGTACTACTGACATCTCTTAAATCCATTTATCATAAACTAAAATATAATAATGCAATATAATATAATCTTTTCAAAGTACTCATAGTTATATAGCTATTGACGGACAGCTATACATAATTTATTGTCTATATTATATCGCTCTTTAAAGAAATGTCAAATATTTACAATTTATATTTTTTCAAATATTCTTCTAACTCTGATAATTTAATCTTTTTAGTTAAATTTGAAATATACACATCATTTGAATAATTAAAAACTAAAAGAGTAATATTTTTAATAATCACTCTATGTGGTTCAATATATGTAAGATTAGTTTTATCTAGTTTTCTGATACTACCATTGATAAAAGTAGGAGTAACTTTTGAAAACTCACATATAAATTCAAGTCGTTGTTTTAGACATTCCTCAAATTCTAGTTCTTGCTTAATTATCTTCATATCAAACACCATCCTTTCCATATAGAATTAGGATGATTTTTTGCAAAAGAAAAAATCAACCATTTTACTGATTGATTTCATATCTATCTGTTCTATAAAAGTTCGAACAGAAACGTCGTTGGAGCGGGTACCGAGAATCGAACTCGGGCCACCAGGTCGGAAGGAGTATCTAAGCAATATTGGGGACATATATAAAAGTGTCTGTATTGCTTGATACTCTAGCATTTCATCACACAACATTGACTAGCATATATTATCATTTTATAGTAAGTTTTTTGTATTAATTTACGCTAAAATTACGCTAAAAAGCATTTACATTTTTTGTAATATTTCAAGTTCTTTAAAACTAAAATAATCCCCCTTTTTCCCCATTTTTTTCTTAAACTGTTGATACTTTTTCTCATCAATATAATTTAGTTCTTTAATTACTTCATCTTTTACTACATTCATACTACCTCTCCTTTCGAATATGGTGTATAAATATAACCAAGTCCATCCACTATGGTGGAAACTTTATGAAAGTGTCAATTTTATATATGAAAAAAATAAAATAGTACTTTTTAGGGTACTATTCTATATAATTCTTCTAGATCTATATTCAATGCTTGTGATATTATTATCATATTACTAAAAGACGGTTCTTTCTCATTTCGTTCTATATAATTCAAATGTGAGCTTGATATACCTGTTATTTTTGATAACCTCTCTAGACTATATCCGCTTTTTAGTTCTAATTTCTTTCAACAATATTTCTATTCTCATTTTTCCACCTTTAAGCTTTAGTATGTTCAATTTTGTATATAACATACTTTTTATCCACTATGGTGGAAATGTAATATTTTCTAATAAAAAAGAGAAGTGCAAAGACTTCCCTTTTGTCCAGACATCTTTTCTTATGCTCTTATTATAGCATATTTAATTTGAATTGTTTGTCGAAGTTTGACATTTCAATATAATATTTTTTCGACAAAAAATGCTTAAAAATCGGCTTTTCAGAATCGTTTTAAAGGCTTTTTATTTTTTCATTAATATAGTTTTATATCTCAAATTTATCTATAAAATGCAAAAAAGAGGCAAGTTGATTAATTTAAACTTGCCTCTAATCTTTTTATATTATTTTACTCCTCCAAGCCATTTGCAGAATCCAATTTTGTAGTTGTTTGTTCCGTTTACATTATATCTTACCATTGCTCTGTCATTAAATATTCCAAAACAATCACATCTTTCTCTTGGATCCAAACTTCCTATTCTTTTTGTACAAGCTGTATCTGCATATACAACTTCTGTTGTACTTCCATTTTGATATGTTTTCACTGGTTCATCACTCCCACTTTCTATTTTTTCATCATTTTTTGGTTTATCTTCTAAATAAGAACTAACCATGTCTAAAAATCTTTGCCATCCCATGTCTAGCGTACGATGTGGACAATATTTATTTGCAAAATCTTGATGTTTCATTACCTTATCTATTCCCCAACCATGCTGTTTTAATAGATATGCTGTATATTCTGCTGCTAACTTTTCAGCCTCTTCAAAGTCTTCTCCTCCAGATTTAGAATAACAGATTTCAAGAGATATTCCTTTTCTATTTCCGTTGCCATTTCCTCCATCTCCAGCATTCCAGGTGTTTCGGTTAAATGGCACACCTTGCACAATTCTAGTATTATCTATTGCACAGTGAAAAGATACTTTCTTATTATTTCCTATCATATATGATATTTCTGCCATTGCTGATGCATCATTTGCTGTGTTATGTATGACGATAAATTCTGGAGTCATTTCGTAAGGACATTTTATATTATATTTGTTCTCTGGCACTAACATCTTAGTTATTTGCATTGTCATCATCTCCTATTCCGTCTATTTCTGAATTAGAAAAATCATTTTCTGCTATATTCTTTTGATATAGTTCTTCTTTAAACTCTACTGTTTCTATTTGTACATTATCTTCCATCACTAGTCCTCCTTGTCTACTTCTGTTTTATCTGTCTTTCCTTTACTGAAATAATATGTAAATACAGCTGTTACTAAATTTGTTACTAATACTAGTATTGTTTCACTTAATACTGCTCCAAATAAATTTGCTATTACAATAACAAACAATAATAATATCATTGCTATTGTTACAAAACTTTTTAAATCTTCCCATGCTTGTTTCATAACTATTACTTCCTTTCTAAATCTTCTATTCTATGATTTGCAACTTTCATTTGCTCTTCTAAAACCGGTACTCTTTGTGCAAAATTATTGTGTGCTCTTACTTCTCTTGTTAATTCTTCTAATTTAGTGTCTGTTACTGCTTGTTGAGTTGTTAATGCATTTTCTATTCTTTTATTACTAGACATATTTGAAAAGACTACCCCTACTAGAGATAGCCCTCCTGTTATAATTGCTACGAGAATTGTCTCACTCATACTATTCCTCGCTTTCTTCCCATGCTGCAGGATAAGTATCAGGACTCCACACACAATTATCCATCTTACATATGTATTTTTTTCCGTTGAATGTTACTTTATCTCCAACTTTGTATGCATCATGTGCTCCGGGTTGGTTGCACATACTCTGGATATTTCTCAGCAGGCTCTGATGGCTCTTCTGTTGTGCTTTTCTCTTCTAATGCTTTTACTCTTGCTTCTAGATTATCTAATTGTTTTTGCATGTCATAACTGTTTTCTGCTCTAGCATTTGAACGAGCTAGATTGTCTAACTCGCTCTTTTCTGCTTCTGTTATTCTTCCTTCGATATACATTTTTGCTATTTTATAAAGCATATCTTCTAATTTGTAATCTTTTTTACTAATTACACTTTTTATTATTTCAAACATAGTTTCCTCCTAACTGATACTAGCAGCCTCTAAAGCTGCTAATCTGTTCTCATAATTTTTATTTATTGTGTCCTGGTCTTTCTTGTACTCTACATCTATACTTGCTAATTCATCACTTAAACTTATATTTGTTATGTTTTTGTATGTGTATAGTTTTTGATTTCGTACTACTTTTTGTTCTGATGTTAGTTCTAAGTCAATCGGCTCTGCTAATTCATAGTAAATTATTATCGGTGTTCCTGCATTGTACAATTCTTTTAATTTCTCCTTGAATTGCTGAAGCGTTGTAATTGTTGTGTCACTTAACATTATATTTATTGTTTTACTATTAGATGCACTCGACACTACATCGTCAGAAGATGTTTTGTTCCAAATTATTCCACTTTCAATGTTTTTTAGCATGTTAGATATTATTTTTCCTTTTATTTTGACTACATTAAAACCTAAATAAAAATAATTCAATTTGTTGGCGTTTTGAGCTTGTACAAAATTTTCATTTCCTGTTAAAACTAACTTTCCCCACTCGTGGTGTTCTACATCTGCAACATAATCTCCTTCTAGCATTTCTTGCTGTATTGGCATTATTGCTGTTTGAGATTTATGTGGTACGTAATCATTTGTTATTGTGTTTTCATTAACAGACACAATTATTTCTTTTACAGTGAAAGCACCTGCCTTCGACCAGTCGAAATATATAGCATTCGCATTTTTAGTTATAGTTTGATTTTGATAGATAACTGTTCTATTATTTATAGTCCCATCTTCTTTTATTGTGCATAGTCCAACTCTCGCATTTATACCTGTATCATTAATTATATCTCCTACACTCAAAGTTAAATTTTTAACTTCATCAATTATTTTAAATGCTTTCGAATACAAACTTTGATGTACCGCGTTCACTTTAAAGACATTCTCTACAAATTCAACTTGTGCTCCAAAGCCTCTCCAAAACTCAACTGCCTTATTTCCATCAAATATATTCTTATTTACTACATCTATTTCTACACTACCCATTCCGTATGGTGAATATGGTGTTGCTATTGAACCTTTTTCTAATTTTATCTTTGCAGTTAAATCAGTTTCATTTGTTCTAAATCTTATATAAGATGTTTGAGGAGGAGTAACAAATATATATTGTCCTGTATAATTTTGTGCCCCTATCATTGATAGCCAATTTTTGTTTTCATCATAAGCGTGTACTATGAAAGAACCTTTTATGTTATCTGAAAGTACATATGTAGTGTTTTCCTCAACAGCAATGTAATTTTTTGAACGTGTATTTTTTGCATTAGCATAATTTTGTCCACTATTATTCGCTAATGACCCAGATTCTAATTCGCCATCAAATAAATTCGCATTACTTCCCGCGGTTTCAATCACAGATGGATAATCTAAGCTTGGACTATCTGGTATTCCTTGCACCCACGGTTTTGAATCTGAGCCTTCGCTTATTAAACATTTATATGCAACATTAGATATAGTATTATTCTTATCAGTCCAAATTCTATAAAACGCTTCTGTATCTTCTTCTAAAGTAAAATTAGCTCCTCCACTACCATTTATTGTTGTAGCTGATGAGCTAATAGACTTCATTATTAAAAATCCTATGTTACCACTTGCTGACCCACTTGCTCTGTTAACCATATGCCAATAAGTTCCCGCTTTTAATTTCTTTTTTATCTTAAAATCTATATTAGTTGATGCTGTTGGAGTTCCATTTATTGTTATTACTCCATCTTTAACTACAAGTGTTATTCCATTTGTTGTTATAGTTGTGTCTTCTAAAATTAAAAGATTATCGCTTTGAACTGTTTGTTTTTGATAGTGTCCACCTTTTATTTTCCAATTAAAATCCAAACTTCCGCTATCTTCAACATGCACACTATTTCCACTTGCTGTTCCGTGACGGTATCTGCTCTTTGAGTTGTTTATTTTCAACTTGTAGTCGTTCTAACTCTTCCGCATTATTGTTTATTGTCTCTTTTGTTTTTTCGAAATTTTCATTTAAATATGATTCTACACCAAATGAATCTGTATTACTTTCTGGCTGTTCATGTATATTAAAATTTTCTATCTTTTTTACTGACATATATACCCTCCTAAACATCACTTGCTTCTTTAAATTGTTCTAATGTTTTTAAATACTTATAGCATTCTTCTATAGTTTCATTTTCCGAATATTCTTTTTGCACAAAACTTGTTTCTATAAATATATTCATACTTTTATTTTCATTTGTGCTATTGTAATATTCTTTTTCTTTTTCTCTTTGCTGTTCGGATATATAAGAAGCAACTTCTATAATATTACAGTTATTTGTTATTTTGTTTATGCTTACTATTCTATGATAATTTGTAATTATTCCATTATATAATTCTACTTGCTTTTTTAGCGCCATTTTTTCCTCCTATCTATAGCCTACAACTCTATATATTTTTAATCCGTTTGTTGTATCAGTTCCTGAAGTAGAACCATAATAAGCACTTCCTGCCGCTTTTACATTTAATGCGGTTCCACTTATTAAAATTCTCAACCATTTCAAGAACATAGTACCATTATCATTATATTGTAAATCCGTTCCTAACGTTGAAAGTTTTCCGTCAGGTGAATATATCTTTGTTGAACCATACAAAGTTCCATTCCAATGTGGATAAAAATAAAATATCTCTAAATATGTAAAATTAGCTGCTGTTTCATTTAGAGTTATTGTTCCTGTTGTTCCTGACGAATTGTCATATAATGTTGTAACTTCAAGTATATTGGCCCACTTTGACCAATTACCACCGTTAACTGCTCTTCGACTATAAATTCTACTTGTAGCTGTACTATAAAAAACTTGCCATATCCAATTACTTTGTTGATTCCATGTATCTCCATTCATAACTTGTGTACTTAAAAATCCGTACGGATTTGCGTATGGTGGATTTTTAGTACTTGAATTTACTTGATAAATTCCTGTTGTTAAGGCTGTATCAAAATCAACAGCAACACCCATATACGCTTTAACAAGTCGTGAATTTATATATGCTTTTCCATTTACTTTAAATTTATCCTTGTTCCACTGAATGATTGGCAATCCTTGCGAAACTCTTTGAGAATAAGTTATTGTATTGATTTTATCTGATATTGTTAATACAAAGTCATAAGAATTAGTATAAGTAAAACTTGTTCCTAAACTTATAGAAGATCTTGAATAGGCATTGCCACTATTAGTTGGAGTTATTGTTGTTGTTCCTTCTGTATAAGAACTATCTGTACTTAATTTCCACTTATAACTTACTGTTAATGTGTTTGTTACACTTCCAAACGAACCATTGAACCAATTTCCTGAATATTTAAGATTAATTTGTCCTGTCGTTGGCGAAGGTCTTGAAAACGTTGCGTTTACAGTTGGAACAATATAGTTTTTTACTGTAGGTGATAACTTAACTGTTGTTGAATATCCTCTACTGTCTGTTACAACTATTGTAAATGTACTTGTTTTAACTGGTGAATACGTTTTTGTTATACTTGCTCCAGTTCCTACATTTGTTCCATTTACTGTTACACTTTTTATACTTCCCGCATTTTTTTGTAAAGTTGTTGATATTACTAAACTTCCTATAGAAGCATTTAAAATCATTATTTTATTGTTTCCCGTCAATGCTATTGTTTTTGAATTAGTATCTGTTAAAGTTGTTGTAAGGGTTGGCTTAGATACACTTTCTACTGCATTTGCAACAAATGATGTTGACGAAGAGCCTATTACAGTGTTTCCACTATATGTAGTGCAAGATATTGTACCTGTTCCACTTTTACTGTTAGGTATCATTTTATAAAAATCATTTGGCAATGCAAAATTAACACTTGTTGCAGATGTTTTTGTTGCTATTGTGCCACTTAATGTTCCAAACTGATATGTTAACGTATGTGTAAAAGATGCACTTGCTCTATTAATTACAATAGTTGTATTTGAACCGATATTTCCACTGCTACAACTTATTGAACTTGTACGCGGAATTGTTGCCAAAATTGAAGAAGTACTACAACTACCACTTCCAATTCTTGAAGTATCAGTGTCCCACGTTCCTGTAACGACTAATTTTTTTGTTCCATCTGCGCTGTGTCCTATATTTCCATTCCAAGTTGCCAACGTAATTGTTTTTGCTTGTCCTGAACTAAATGCTAGATTAGAAATACCATAAGTCATAGCTGGATATCCATCTATTGACATTGTTCCATAAGTTTCACTGTTTGTAAAAGCATAATATGAACTTCCATCAAATGTTAAATACATTTTTACTGTAACATTTGAATAATTTTCTGCTATATTTTGTGAATTTACCGTTATAGATTGCCATAGTGTGTAATGTTCACCATAGCTGCCACTCATATTTCCCATTTTTTCCTCCTATTCTAGCCAAAAAGTACCTGTCCATGCTTCTCCATTTTCATCATTATAATCTTCAAATCTTGTATGCTTTCCTACAACTAGATATTTTTTAACTGTCATATTTTTAGATTTTACAATTGTTTCTCCTGTTTTCTCATCATATCCTGCAAATAATAAACTTTCTTCACTACTTCCTGTTGCATCATTTATTTCAAGTCCAGCCTCATTTAATTTTGATTTAGTTTTTGCATTTGTTTTTTTTATTGTTAGACCATCTTCATCAAAAGTATAGCCTGTCGAAGTCTTGATTTTCGTTACACCGTTTTGTTGAATTTCTTTAGATATATCTATTGCATAATTAGTATCCGTTTGTATTGTTTCGACCGATTTTGATATTGTTTCAACATCTGATTTTTGCGCACAATCATTTATTTTTCCAATCACATCTTGATAATTATTATTTATATTAGTTTCATTGCTTTGCACTTTATTACTTATACTGTCTAAAGTTTGTGTATGCTCTGTTATTTTTTGAGAGTTTTCTGTTGTTTCTTGTGCTAACTGAGTTAATTTTAACTTTTCTTCATCTATTTGACTTTGAATTTTTCTATTTATAAGTTTCTGATTTTGTTTTCTTGTTGTTGTTTCTTGTTTTTGTTTTATTGCTATTTTGCTTTTTATATCTGCTATAAATCGCTTATTTAATGTCATTTCGCCTTGATAAATTACCTTTTTTCCATCAATATTAATCATATCTCCAATATCAATAGCTGGGTTTATTATTGTAGTTCCTTCAAAACTATAAAAAACTAACTCTTTCATAGCATCATATATTTTTTGAATATCATCTTGTTCACTAATAAATAAATTTTCTTGCCTGATCCAAAGAGTATCTTTTGTTTCATCTCCGACCTTAAATGTTTCAGTTCCATTTTCATATGCAACTCTTGATATTTGATGTTCTTCTCCCCATTTGTAAGTTTTAAAAAGTCTTTGAGGAATTGTTTCTGCATCTTCTCCAAGCTTTTTTATTTGAATTTTACCAGTTCTTCCAGCACAACAAATTCCTCCAGCTTTTTCTGCTATATAACTCATATATTCTCTTGCTTTTATTTGGTTATCATAAGTATATATTTTTTTGTCTGAATTAAGAAAAGAGCTTGTTTCTAATTCAAGCCCCTTTTTTTCACATATATTTGCTGCTATTTCACTAAGAGTTGCATAGCCTTTATCTTTTATCAATTCACTAGCATCATAATATCCATCATCTGCATCTAATTTTATAATATTATCTACTGCTTTTATGTTTATTACATTATTGTCTTCATCGTTATAGTCATCTACATTATAAATTCCGTATTGGCATCATCTCAAAACTATCATCATGTTTTGCTAAACTTTTTACTTGTAATTTATTTAGATCGCATACTAGCATTTTATTTAACTCTGCAACTGTTATAGCATGATTTACTAAAACTCCGTATTCTATTCGTATTGTCTTAGCACTTGTTATTCCAGAACTTTTATGTATTTTCATCTCTATGTATTGACTCGGAACACTTCCTAGTTCTAATTTTTCATCAAACAATTCTCCACCATGTTTAAAATCTAGCAAATATTTTGGATTTAATAATACATCATCTATATAAATATTAGTAACTGTTAGTGCGTTGCTTTTATATATTGTTTTTATTGCTTTGTCTGTTAATCCCTTATACATCATTTACCTCCAAGACAATTTGTTTTTGGGCATCTGTTAATTCTTTTTGCATTAAATTAAATGATGTTTTCCATTTTGTTTTTTCTGTTGCCGTTCCTTTTTCTGTTTTTATCATTTCAACTTTTCTTTTTGAAACTCTGAATTGTGCATTCTCTAGAAAACCACCCTTTACAACTGGAACTTTGACATCTAGTATAAATGGATTTTTAAATGTCTTTTGGCATAATTCTTCGGCTTCTTCCTCTGTATTAAAATCCCATGACATAGAAAGCTTTAACATTCCTACTGCAATGGGATTATCAATTAAAGAACCATCATCATTTGATGTATAACTATCTTTATCGGTATCTTCTATATCTGCACTATATGTACTTGGTGTTGGCAGATTTTCTGTCTTTCCATGTTCTCTCCATATCATAATTTTATCCTCCTATTAAAGCTTCTATATCTTTGCCTGTTCTTCTTGTTTTATCTCTTAAGTCATCTAACAATATTTGTCCTAATTTTTTATCTCCTACATTTACTGTTAGATATATTGGTCTATCAGTATTGTTTGAAAAATTAAAACCTGTCAAAGCATCTTCAAATCTTTCTGCTAAACTTGAAGATTGTACATTTACCGGCTTGATTCGAGATGTAGTTGTATCTATTTGGGTTAAAGGCTCCGTATTTATTGTATAAGACATTGTACCTGCTAAATTTTCTATTTCATTTTTTACTTTGCTAGTATTATCTTTTATTCCTTTAACCATCAAGTCAATCATATCTGGCATGTATGTATGGAAATTGCTTAACGGTCCAACATCTGGCTCTGTAAAGTGTAAATAGTCTTTTATTTTATTTGCAACTGAACTTACTGCACTTGTCACTTTATGAATGTTATTTTTTATTCCAGAGGCCATATTATCTGCCAGGTCTTTTCCCCAAGCTGATGCGTTTTTTCCCAAGTTACTAAAAGTATTTTTAATTGAATCAGACATACTTGACAAGTTTTTATCAGTTTTAATATCATTCCAGCTATCTGTTATTTTTGTTTTAATATCATCAAATTGTTCTCTAGCTTTTTCCTTTATATTTGAAAAAGTATTAAATATCACTGTTGCCATTCCTGCTTTGTTTGGATCGTTTTTAATGTTATTCCATGTTTCTGTTACCTTATTTTTAATGGTATCAAATTTTTCTTTGGCCTTTTCATTTATGTTATTCCAAGTATTTGTAACATTTCCTTTTATTTCTTCCCACTTTTCATTCGTTTTACTTTTCACATTTTCCCAAGTATCAAATATATTTTCTTTTATTTCTTTAAACTTAGTTTTTACGTTTTTGCAAAATTCTTCAAATATTCTAGCAACATTTTTCCAAATACCTGTTAAGCCATTTTTTAAGCCTTCTATAATAAAGTGCCCCTGTTCTTCCATGACTGTTGATGGTGAATGTATTCCAAATGCATTTTTGAATCCATTTATAAATGGTTCAAATATATTATCATTAATCCATTGCCCTATTCCTGCTATCGCATCTACAATTCCATTAAATATTCCTCTTGTAATATCTCCTCCACACTCTTCTATTTTATCATTGAAATAATCTCCAATACCATTAAAAGCATCACTTATTAGTGTTCCTAAAAAAAGTGAAAAACCTCCAAAAGCAGCACCAAGACCTCTAAAAAACGCTTGTACAATTCCACTCCAATCTATATTTTTGATGAAATCTTCAACATCTCTAGCAATTTGTTGCCAATCTATTTCTTCTAAAGCAGTATCTATACTGTCAAATATTCCTTTTATCCCATCTCCTAAAGTTTTTCCAGCTGTTGCCCAATCTATGTTGTTAAAAAATCCATTTATACTATCTCCAATTGCTTTTCCAAACTGTTTCCAATCAAATGTTGTTACAAAATTGTAAGCAAAATATATTGCTGTATTTATTCCTTGTGCAAATGTATTTCCAACTTGACTCCAATTTATTGCTTTTATTCCACCATTTAAAAATTGTGCAATATTTGTTCCTATGTTTTTTGCTGTGCTTTGTATTTTATCCCAAGGTATACTATTCATTGCATCATTTATTTTTTGACCAATTGTTTCTCCAACCTCATACCAGTTGCCGTTCTTTATTGCATCAATTATTGAATTAGGCATATTTTCCATTTTTGACAAATCTATATTTGGAGTACCTGAGCTTCCACTATTTTTTCTATCAGAGACATTATTAATTTCACTATGTACATTTGATAAAGATTTATTTGCTTGTTTTGCACTAGAAGAAGCACTTTTCATTGATGAAGCTGTAGCTTTTGCAAAAATATTTACTCCTGTCAATGCATATGCAACACTTTGAATTGCTCTCATTAACTGATATACTAAATTTGTTACAAATTGAATAACTGGTGCTAATGCGCTTCCCATAGCATATTTCATATACTCTATATTAGCATTTAACTGTTTAGCTCCTTCATTTTGACTTGATAGCCAAGATTGAGCAGAATTACTTAACACAGAATATATTCCACTCAAACTAAATAACGCTGTAGCATATTTAATAACATGCCCAAATCCATTTTTTAGTCCTGAGCTCATTTTATTTACTTGATTTTTTATATTTGCTAAAGGAACAGATATTTTTTCAATTACTGGTTTAGTCTTTTTAGCTTCTAAAAATAGCTTTGAAAAGAAATTTCCTCCACCCGATTTTTCTATTTTTTCTTTTTGATTATATAATCTATCTAATTCCACTTCTGCTTTTGCAATATCTTCATCACTTAATTCAATTTTACCTTTTTGAGCATTTTTTATTTTAGTTTCCAACTTATCTATTTTTAAATCAATTAATCTTAATTGATTTTCGCTTTTTCCTAAGTCAAATTGATCATCACTCTTAAAAGCTTTGCCGCTAAATACATTGTTAAAACTTTGCTTTACAGCCTGTATAGTAAGTTTTATTTGTTCTGCTTCTTGTTTAAATACATCAAAAAAACTACCCAATCTATTTTGAGTAGTTGATATTTGTTCTATTTCTTGCCTTGTTTGTTTCACTTTATAAACAATACCATCTAAGTCTTTTACACTTCCAGCAAATCCTGTTATTTTCGAAAAATGTGCATTTTCTTTCATTTCTCTTAATTTAACCTTAGCACTGTCTAATAAAGCGTTATATCTAATTACTTCATTATTTAATTTGTCACTTTGTTTTTCTAATCCAACAAAATTTGGATCTTGATATAATTTTAACTGTGTAAATTGATTTATCCTTTTAGGTGCTGCATCTGGCATTTTTTTTGTTACTTCTTGTCTTTTTTCATCTTCTATTTTATTTAAAGCACCATTCGTTAAATTTAATTTCAATTCTCGTTCACTTATTTTTTTTTGTAAACTATCTATTTCTTTCTGAATTTGACTTATTTGTTTTTTGGCTTCATCATTGTTTACTCTTATTTTTATATTATTGTTTTCTAAACTTTTTCTCATTTCTTGTGATTTCTTTTTAACAAAAACTCCAGCTTGATTTACTTTTCTTGAAAATTCTTTCATATCCATTTTTGAAAATGCTTCTTGTGATTGTTTCATTGCTTGTTTTATAGCTGGTAAGAACTTTTGAAACTCTTTTAATGCTTCCTCAACTTTTGCAGTTACAACTATTTCTATTTCTTCCACCGTCATAAGATATTCCTCCTTTCTGTATTTTTGCATAAAAAAACACCTACCTAAGTAAGTGTTTCTTAATTATTTTGTTTTTTAGTTGCTCTTAATGGTGCTCCGACATTGTCTCTGAAGCTTCCCAACAGTATCTTTATTGTATCTAGGAACCATCCAATCATACATAACCCAAAAGTAAATGTATATAATAATCCTTTTCCTATATTTCCAACATAATATTGATGTAAACCAAACCATCCTCCAAATATGCACATTATTAATGCTGTATCTTTATTTTTATCTGATGTCATTGTTTGATAATGAGCCATATATATTTCCTCCTTTTTTATTTATGTGAAAATTATATTATAAACTATTTAAAAACATTGTCGAAAACTGTCGAAAATTTATTTTTTTTATATTTTTTTAACCTTTAAACAACATTCTTTGTTCTTCTAATGTTTGAACTTCTTCTTGTGACTCAAAAAGTTCTTTATAATTATCTCTAATAAGGATTACTTTTGCATTTTGGTTCATGCAATCGCCTGCTATTAGTTTGTTTGTTGCTGCTTCTTGTAAATTTATTGCATCTATTAAATCATCATTTTTCTTTGCCAAATTCGCCTGGCAATAATTTTTTATTTCAGAATATCTACAATTCCAAAACTCATGTGGTTTCATTCCCCAATAATATGCAAACATTTCTAATGCATTTATTAGTTCAACTACATTTTTTGAGTTTTTTATTTTTATATTTATATCTTTTAAATTTCTGATATAATTTGTTCCGTCATTTTGTTTACAGCTACTTCTGCTGACTTTTGAATTAATTCGTTCATATTCATTGTTGACAATGGATTTGATGTCATTTCTTTTAGTTCTTTCTTTGACATCTTTTTTTTGAAAAAACCCTCTTCATTCAATGCCTCTGCTACTTTTCCATATAAATCATTAATTGTTATACCGTCTGCTCTGCATTCATCCATAAAATCATATACTTCACCAGATGTTTCAAATACACTTTTTCCATCTTCATCTTCTGCTAACTTAAATATTATTTTTGACAATGCTTCCATGTCTAGTTCTGAATATGCTTTTGTAAAAGCTTCTTCAAAATTTTTGTTTTTTAGTAGATTAGCTATGTCTACTATTTTTCTTGTTTTTAGTACTAAATTAATTGTTTTGTTTTTTGTTTCTATTATCATTCTTTCTCTCCTTTGCAAAAGAGAGAAGGCTCAAAGCCTCCTCTTAAAATTTTGTTGAATCTCCTTCAATTGGATATCCATCTGTTTCTACTACTTTTGAATTTTTAAATACCCTCATAGTATCTTTTATGAAATCCCCATCATTCATTTCTTGTCCTGCAATATCTATTGTGCATTTTACTGTTTGTACAAGTGGTTTACTTGCAACCGATGCTGTTGATTCTGGATATTTAACAAATAAATATATTTCTGTATCTGCATCTGCTATAACTCCCATTGCTTTATGTACTTCTTGTATAAACAACATTTCAATATCAACAGCTTCTGCTTTTCTTTTTCCTTTTGCCATTCTTTCTTCGTCTAAATCCAATGCACTATATGTTTGTCCTTCTTTTAGAGTCTTTAATTGTCCTACTTTTTGAACATAACCAATTTTAGTTTTATCTCCTGTTAATGTTGTTGCATATGACACTTCTGCCTTCATTGCAACTTGTGGTGTTGTTGTTGCTGGTGTATCTGCCATTTCTAATTCCTCCTTATTATCTTAAATTAAAAGAGGTCGTTATTGAATTATAACGAACCTCAAATGTTATTGTTATACCGTATTTTTGCAATATAGGATCATATACTGCTTGACTGGTATTTGTCCTTATAAAATTATATTTTTGAAGTTTTGTACTAACTTCATCTGTCATTTGCATAGCCTGACGTTGCTTTTCATTCCAACAAGTTATTAATATTTGAAATGTAGAACGAATTGGAAATGCGTTTTCTGTTAGATTTACTGACTTTAAAGGTGTATGTAATTCAAGACAAGGAAATTTACTTGTAGTTGTTGGATTTGTCAATATTTGTTTATATTTTAATGATTCTAGCCTTTCATATACTAAATCACTAAACTCTTTTATACTTAAATCTTTCATTTACACACCTCTTTCAACATTTCTTCTATTTTTTTCTTTGCAACTTCTACATTTTCTTCTCTACTTTGGAAACTAGCATCACTCATGAAGTGATTTGCCTTACTTCCATGAGCTATATAAAAATCTATTCCTTGAATATTTACAACTGGATATGATAATGCTTTTTCGACTTTACTTACAGGAATAAACCATTCTGTATAGCCACTTTGAATGAAGTGTTTGGTTTTTCCCACATGTTCCATCTCAGCATTGGCACCAGTTCCAAAGTATTCAAAAAATAAATATGAGACTCCATTAGACATAAATTTAGAAGGATCTGCAAAAATACGACCGCTTCACTTCTTTAGTAGACATATCAATCATTTCAACTAATATACCTTCCTCATTATGTCCTTTTTCTAACTTTATTGCATAACCTCTAATGTTATTTAATACATCTTCTGTTATTTCTTTTGCTTTCTGTGGTAATTTCTTAGTTATAGCCTCTATATTTTTGAAATTATGTTTTACTTTTATATTACAATTGAAACTTATCATTCTTGCACCTTCTTACATATATATAAATAAGTATTTCCGATTTTATTTTTATCAGTTACTTTATATTGAGGTTTAAACTTCTCTAATTTTGAGATATCTTCAAATGATATTCCATTGCCTTTTTGTATGTCATATTCACTTGTTGTTCTTCCTTTATAAGTGCTATAATCAACTTCACCAGTAGATTTTCTATCTAACTCGTTGACGTCTTGTTGCATATTTAACCAAGCTATGCCTTTATATTTCCATACTTGGTCTGGCTCGCCGTGATCTTCTATTTCTTCATATTCTGATATATATACCTTTGTTAAATCTCGTAATAACATTATTTAATCCTCCTTAATCCAGATTTTATAATGTCATTTCTTAGTTTTTCTATAATATCTTCATATGATGTCGAAATAGAACCTTCATTTCTGCTTGTTAATCCTTCTGCACCTCTACAAAGATATATTGCTTTTACAGCTTTTTTTATGTATGGAAATAACTTTGTATCATTCTTTTTTCTATTAGAAATATCAGAGGCAATAGAGCTAACTTCCTCTAATATTTCTTCTAATACCTCGTCGTCACCTCTATAATTAGGTCCTAAATCATTTATTATTTTATCTATATTATCGTCCATTTTCTATTGCCTCCTATTTTTAGGCCATTGAAGCAATTGTTACTATTCCTGCTTTTTTAGCCTTATTCTCTGAATTAACTTCAACAATTACTATTTTTTGTCCAGTTGTTGCTGTGATTTCATCTGTTCCATTCCAAGCTGTGTATCCAGATGTACAAACAGCATCATATTCTGGCATTGTTGGATTAGCTGCTGTTTTATATTTATAGCTGTTTCCAGAAGCTAAAGCTGGTTTAACGATTATTTTTGTTTTTCCAGTTGATGTTCCTGCTACTGATGTTACAGTTAACTCTGCAAGTTTAGCATCTGTTACATAGAATATTGTATCTTCCATTAAAGCTTTTGTTCCTTTATATAAGAAATCTTCTAATGCTACAGCATCATCAAATGGTACTTTCTCTGCTCCATACTCTGATACATAAAATGGTTGAGCAATAGCTCCATCCATCATTACAACAGCTTTTACACCGTCTGGTAATCTTGTTGATTCATAAACTCTAACAGAATCATACATACCAATTGCTTGTTCTTTTGGATCTGTTCCATTTGGTAAATCATCAAGAATTTTCTTCATTCCTTTTCTATATTCGCTATCTACTACAATAACTAATAAATCTGACTCTATACCATCAATAAAGTCATTCTTTAAAGTTCTTGCTTTTTGTAATAAAGTATCAATTGTATCTTGAATGTTGTCTTTTGCTGGTACTTCTGTTCCTCCTAATACTTTGGCAAAAAACTCTCTATCTAGATATCTTATGATAGCTGATTGATGATTTACTTTTCTTTTTTCAGCCATACCATCGATACCATAAAGTTTTACATCTTTTCCTTGCAATTCCTCTACAATTTCTTTATCTGTATCAATAACAACTTTTACGGGTTTTGCTTTTACTTTATCACCTTTTCCAGCAGCTCTTGCAGTACCTTTATCTTTTAATTCTGCATTTACAAATCTTTTATATTCAATTACTCCACCTTCTGGATTTCCAGAACCATTTTTGGCTTTTATTTGTTCTGACACTGCTCTTGCAGCAACATTTTCTAGTACTCCACTTAATACTTGTTTTAAATTATCCTTTGTTTTGCCATCTTGTAGCATTATATTTAATGCTTCTTGTGTAATTTCTCCCATTTTTAATTCCTCCTATTTTTTAATAACTTGCTCTAGCTATTGATTTGTTTCTTTCATTATCAATACCTAATTTTTGAGTTGGAGTATCTTCTTTTAGTCTTTCATTTACTGCTTTTTCAACAGCCTTATTAAAAGCGTTTGAAACTTCTTCAATTTTCGAATTAATTTCTTCTGCCTTAACTGTTTCAAAATTAAAGAAAGTCAATAAAGATATATCCAATCCTTTGTCACTTGCTATTTTGGTTGCCTGTTCTTTCAATTTATAAGCATTTAATTCTGCAAGTGCTTTTTCTTTGTCTGTTCTTTCTTTCTGTGCTTGATATTCAAGTTTTTGCTCTTTGTTCATCTTTGCTAGTTTTTCAGCTTCTGTTTTTTCACTATTCATTATTTCTTCCCAGTTTGCTTTAGCTGTGTTTATAGCCTTTTGAACTCTTTTATCAAACTCTGCTTGATTCTTTCCGTCTTTTAAGAAATCATCAAATGTTACAGGATTATTATTTATTCCTGTATTATTTGCTCCCGCTGGTTCAGTAACTGCCCCAGTATTAGCATTATTTGGATTTACATTATTTTCTTGTTCTTCCATTTTCTACTCCTTTTGCCCCAGCCATTGCTTAAGCCCCAGCCATTGCGAATTTGTATTCTGTTGTTCTTTATAGCCTGCAAACAGTAAAAAGGCATAAAAAATAGACGTACGTCTACGTCTAAAAATTTATAATTATAAAATGTTAATAACTTATTTATTATCTTTATTCTTTTGCTTTCATATATCCATCAGCAAAATTATATTTAACTACCCAAATAATTGGTCTAAATATCGTAATTATAGTAAATACAATCCAATACCAAGTTGGCATTTGTAATTTAACGCTTAATATTAAAACTAATAACCACATATTATTTTTCCTCCTTATCTTCAAATGTTGCTATGTAATTTTTCTTTATATCAAAGTTAATTACCTCACCTGGTATTAATTTTGCATAAATTTCAATATTAGTAACTAATTTTAAATCATTTGCTATATCACTTGCTCTTTTTATTAGTTCTTGTCCTATTGCTATAATAGATTTCTTTACATTTTCTTTTCCATTTGGTGTTAATCGTTCTTGCATATTTCCTACCTTCTTTCCATAATAAAAACACCTACTTTTTAGTAAGTGCTATTTGCTTTTTCTTATTTGAACTGGATTTTGTATGCTATCATATTTATTGGTTAATTCTTCTATTTTTGCTTTTATTCTTTTATCTATTTTATTGATGTCAAATCCATCAGGATATATCTTAATTAATTCTTTGTCTAAATCAACAATATATTCTTTTTTTAACAAATCTTGAATCTGTTTTTCTGTCATTTTAAGACCTCCTTAATATAATTGTATAAATTTATATCTTTTCTTTTTAACAACTTATTTTTTTCAAAATAGCATTTAAATCCTTCAGAAAAATATTCTCCTAAAGTTTTAGGATTAAATGTAAAGTCTAAATAATTTAATTTGTAATTTCCATCTATATCTTGTTCATACACTCTTCTTTGATACTCTGAAATGAATTTGTTTCCATCTAACCAAAACTCATATTCTTTTCCATACCCATTTATATTGTCTGTATGTATTTCTTTAATATTTAAACCATTTTGTTGTATTTCTATGTATTTTTTATCATGTAATAGATCTAGTTTTGTTTCTATCACATGTCCAATTTCATGCAATATTTCATATTCGTTACTATCATTTAATAAATGTATTATATTATTTTTTCTATCATAATAACTATTATTTTTTGATATTTCAAAGGTTGTATCATTTATAAGTTTTCGAATTTTTGTTGGCAACTTGTTTATTGCTTTCTTTATATTACTATCTAGATTTTTGCTATTAGTATAATTGTTTTTTCTTATATAATCAACATTATTATACTCTGTTTTTTCTTGTTTTGCAACTGGTGAAACATATCTTATCGTACTCCTGCACCAATGCCAATAGTACATTATTGGAGGTAAATTAATACCAGGTACTAACCCTTTTACCCTAACTGGCATAAGCTTAATATCTTTTTTACTATTTCCCCAATATCTATCAAACTTATTCTCTTTGTTAATATAAAATCTCATCATATTCATTGATTGACACATCTCAGTACTATGTTCATCAGTTACTGCCCAAAATTCAACTTGTGCATTATCATCTGCATTTAATTTTATTCCTTGTACTTTTGCTAAATTGTTTAGTCCTATCGTTTGCAAATCCACTGCACCTGAGATTTTATCATTATTTATATTAAGTTTTTGATTGTTTTGTCTGCTCATTATTGTTTGAAAATCACTAGAATCGATTTCTAGGCCTTTTTGTCGTTGTATGTTTAGAATTGCTTGTTTATATATTTGTTGTGCATTATATTGCATTGTTGCTTCAATATATTGTTTCCAAGTTAGTCCGACTATAGTTTGGTTGGTCTAATAACGCAAGAAACAAAGCCATTTGAATTATTGATGGCTTTTTCTTTTTATTTACTTCCTGTTGTCCTTGTTCATAATAATAATTTGCATCTTCATACATTATCTGTTTTTCTTTTTCTTCAAGTTTGCTTTGTTCTTCTATGTATGCACTATATATAAGCAATTCTAGTATTTCACTATTCTTTACTCTTGTTCTTTTATAAATATTATTTGCCAGTACAGTAAAATAATTATTATTTTTTAATAGTTCTTGCTCTTTCCAACCTTCTATATATGTATTTATTCTTTTTTTGGTTTTATTATCTGCTATATTATATATATTTTCTTGTGTAAAATTAAACGTATCAAATATTTCTTGGAGTTTATTTTGAGTTTGCCTGCTTGTCCTTTGATATATTATTTTCAGTTTTTGCATCTGTTGGTCGTGATACTTCCATATTTCCACTTATATCACCTACTTTTTCATTAATGTCTTTTGATTGATTAGTTTCTTCTGTTTTGGCCATATTTTCTAAATTTTTTTGAATATTCTCTTGGTTTTGCTTGTCCATTTCAGCAAGTTCTGACTCTGCATCTAATCCAAATGGTAAATGACTTATAATTGATTTATCACTTACTAATCCTCTTAATTTTAACCAAGCAGTTGTAAGACTCTCTGTATCCGTAGGTAAATTACGTATTAATATAACGTCTATATCTCTAAAATCATATTCTTTACCTTTTTTTAGATTTATTCTTGCCGTTATCATCTCCCACATTCTCAAATACTCTTTTCTAAACAAGTGATGTGCCTGTTGTAATACTTGCTCTAAAGGGAAAAATTTCTTTTCCAATGCAGCTGCATTATCCGCATTAGTAAAACCTAGGTCAGTTACATTTGGTACTCCAGAAATCATTAGTGCCATATCTAAGCATGTTTTTTTATGATTTTCTGATGCAGTATCATTTATATCCTTTATTATCCAATCTATATCTCCATCTTTATCTGGAGTATAAAATACTTTTGCATTTAAAACAGCTTCATCTTCTTGTACTCTTGCAGGATTTACTGTCATTATTATATTGCCTTGTTTATCTTTTTGTTCTTCTCCATTTTCATTTAGCAACGGAATTAAAGGGTCATTTGTTGGTGCAAATCCCGTTACCTTTAATTTGGCATTATCGTTATAATCAAAAATATTAGCATTATTTTCAATTACTTTTTCATTTTTATTTATTAAAGTTATAACATTTTCAAAAAATGACATTCCATAAGGATTCTCTACTGCAAAACAAGGCAAGTCAGTCCATCTTACTGGTTTGTCACTACCATCTACTTCTTCAAACTTATATTCAGCACTCTCTGTAATAGTCTTTTTTTCTATTCCATCGACAAATTGCTTTTTATAGTCTTTGGTTATTATTTCTAAGTGTGTTTCAATTCCGCCTGTTGCTGTATTTTCATACCAACATCTTAATAATCCTATTTTTGTGCTTGGTACATCATAATTCCATATAGCGACTGTATTCAAGCTTGAAACATTGGCATACACTTCTTCGTTGTTCTTATTTTCATACACTAATCCATAACACGCTCCAGTTGTAATATAATCAAGTACACAATCATAAAAAAAGCTACCATTGTCATTATATTTTGCAATATAATCAATAATAGCTTGATAGTCTTCTGGATCATTCTTATCTCCAAAAACCTTTTTAAATATTCTTTTTAAAATTCCTTTTTGAGTTTCATTTATGTTCTTAACTTTAAATTGAGGCTCTTTTCCTCCAAAATATCCACTTGCAATAATACTTATATAATATTCAAGTGCAACAATAACATCTTTTTTGTCATATTTTCTTGTAAATCTATCTTGTAAGTATTTTCTGTGCATAAATATTGGCAATGCTTTTCCCCACAACACACTTATGTTTTGATTTATATTTACTTCACTTAAAAACTCATCTTTATATTGTATTTTTTCTACAAAACTCATTATTTTTCTCCTTTACATTATACTGTTATAACCAAATTGTATTGTATTTGGTCTTGGATGTTCATATACACCCGTTAAGCAATCCTCAGCATCATCATGTTCATTTTTTCCAGTTCTTACATAATGTTTTAAGTGTTTAGCAAATTCTGGCCATTTATCCTCCCAATTAATAGGAAAATAGATATTGTTCATCACTCCTGTTGAATTACTTAATATTCTTGCAACTTTATTTTCCCCTTGATGAAACCATCTAACATTTGTATGCCTATTGCCCAAGTTTCTTAAATTTGTTATTACATTTCTTGCAAATCCTCTACCACCGTTGTTACTCTCTATGTTTGCATTTCCTACATTATCTTTAGTTAGCATTTCTGCAACTGCTGGTTCTGTTACTTCCATCGGGTCTTGCGTAAAAATAACATCTAAAATGTAATATTCGTTGTTATACATCTGATAATCTATTGAACACAAATAATCGTCACCTTCATCTGCGGTATCTGTATAATTCATAATATAATGTGCTGGTGGCAATTTTTCATATGTTTTAAATTTACTATATAGTCTATTTTTTACATCTATTGGTTCTTGTTGATAGTTAGCGTATACAATATCTTTGTTCATGTTTTTAGTCTTAAATTCATAATCTTCTTTGCTTAATACTTCTTTACACAACATTGAGCCATCTTCTTGTACTGCTTTATAGTTTATATGTCTTACATTCTCATAATTTTCTAATATATAACCTGCTAAATCATTGCTAGACCATCTGGTCATAATTATGATTAATTTAAATCCATTTTCAGTTCTTGATAACATTGTATTGTTAAACCACTCTATATGATTTTTCAATGTATTTTCGTTATAAGCTTCTTTTGCATTTTTTATAAGATCATCTATTATCATTATTGTGCATCCAAACCCTGTTGCTGTACCTGTTGGTGATGTTGCTAAATAGTTTGATACTTTACTTCCAGCCAACGCCCACTTTTTTTGTGTTGCTTCACCATCTTTAATTCTAGTATTAGGGAATATATCATTATATACAATTACTCCTTCTGTTTTTTCAGAAGCTATTGTATCTCTTACTGATTTAGCAAACGAACTTGACAAATCTTCATTGTATGATCCTGTCATTATTTTTTCGTTTGGATTGATTCCTAATATCCATTCTACAAATTTTCCTGCAGTTCTTGATTTTCCATGTCTTGGTGGCATATTTATTACACATACTTTTTCGTCGCTCTCATAAAAATCTTGCAATTGGCAACATAAATCTTTTAAGAACTTTCTATCTTCTTTATAAAAATCAGAAGCAGTTAACTCACAATATTCAAAAAAATCACGTCTAGCTAATTCTAAACGTGCTTGTTCTTTTATTTTTTCTCTTATATCATTATTCATTCAATATTTTTCTCAATTCTTCTGTTGTCATTCCTGAAAATGGATTGTTCGTATTAACATTGCCATCAATTGTTACCTTCTCTTTAAACATTCCTAAATGCTTTCCTAAGAGCTCAAGAGCCTTTGTTTTATCTAATAGTTTTACTTTTTGAGTATCTCCTATTTTTTCTCTATCTTCTCCATATCCTTCGTATTCTTCCAATGTTTCTAACGATGATATTGCTCCTGCTGTATCACTATCAATGTCTGCTATATTTTTTAATTGTCCATTTTCTGTATATAATTTTCTTATATCTAAAAATGCTATTTTTGCTAACTCTTTTATTACCATATCTTGTGTTACTTCTGTTCTTTTTTCTATTTCTTGTTGCTTTTTAGATATGTATTCTTGAACCTTAACATTTCTTAACATTCTGCTTGATGCTGCATTGGCTGTTTCTTCTTTTTTACAGCTTGGATAAGCAACCTTATATGCTCTTGTTGCATTAAGGTCGATTAAATATTCATCACAGAATCTTTTTTGTGCATCTGTCATATAAGATTACCTCTCTTTCTGTTTTTACATAATAAAAGAGCTCATCTTTTGATAAGCTCATCTTACTATTTATTTCAATTCTTCTATTTTCAATTTTTCTGGCTCTATTGTTCTTTTTATTTCAACATAATTACTTTCCTCAATAGATTCTTTATTTATTTTTTTCCTTATGTTCTCTGCTAACATTCTATTTATTGTTGAGTTTGGATCATCTATATAAAACTTTAAATCATCATATTTAACACTAATTATTATCCTATATGGCTTTGCTTTTTCAATCCATTCTTTTATTCTTATTTTAAACTTATCAAATATTTTTGGATATTTTCTTAAACTGTTTTTGTAAATTTCTTCAGACTCTTCATACGAAAAAAAAGCACATAAACTATTATTATATTTTTTATAACGTTCTATTAATTCATTTAATTCTTCTGAATTTAATATTGTATTTTTTTTACAATACATTATAAAAGAATTGTTCTCTTCATTTAGCATAGTTTTTATGGATTTTAACCCATATAATTTTATCTCCTTACACTCATCCATACTGCTAGTTATATGTTCTAAAACAAAATTAAACGTTGTATAATCAATTTCTTCTAATTTAATATTTTTCCATTTCTTTTCTATTTTTTCCAATGTTTCTTTTGCTTTTTCAATTGTTGTAATATTATATTCCATATTTATTTCTCCTTTTTTAAGGATTTTATCATATTTTTTGAAAAGTTTGTCGAAATTTAGAGAAATAATTATTTTTTTATTCATTCTTTTACATTAAAATATTTATCAACTATCTCATGAATAATATCATAAGAATTTGATACTATATCTGCAACATCTTCCTCTGTGTATTGTTTTTCAGAATGTGTTATATAATTATCTATATAGCAATGTGTTAGTTCATGAATTAATGTTGATTTTTTTCTTGCTTCTGGTAAATCTTCATCAATATATATTTTCAAAGTGTCACAATATGTAATTCCATAATATCTCATATCTATTGATTTTAAATTCTCTTCTTCATTAGCTTTTCTTATATTCTGCATATTCTTTATTGCCTGTTGAGATACTTCTGTTATTGTCCATTCTCTGTTGTTTATTTTGAATTTCATTTTTCTTTCTCCTTTTTGGTTTATAATTAAAACAGATTCCATAGTTTTTACAACCATTGCATCTGTTCTTCATACAATATTTTATGTTCATATGTTACTCTTTCTTTATAAGCTCTGTGTAATGATACAGGAGCTATGTTCTCCTTCGTGGTTAAGTTTTTTATAGTTATCAATAAAACCGTAGTATTACCTGCGTTAAAACCTAAACATATTTTTTATATCACTACGCACAACTTACAAATATAAAATTAGAGCTCACTAGAAAAGCTCTATACAAATCTAAATTCAAGGCTTATACATGAATACACTATTTATATCAACATATCTAGTATCTGTTAATACCAATTTTATATTACTTATTATTCTACTACTTTCCAGTCTTCTGCTAACATATCAGCTTGACTAGCTAACCAACCTAATTGAACTCCTGATGTTCCTACAAATGCTATTGCTTTATTTCCTATTGCATCATGTTCTGCATTTACTACTTCATCATTAGTATTTTTATAACTAATATTAGTTGCAAGCTCTATATATTGTCCTTTTCCATTCCAACCTTGTCTTTGTATTCTTTTGCCTTCTTTTAATAATTTAATTGCTTTTCCAAAATCCATTTTCTATCATCCTTTCAAAATAATAAAAGAGTAAACATTTAAAACGTCTACTCTTAATTAGGGAATTTTCGGACCTGATTCACATTTTTTCTATGTGATATCTTTTCACATTACTATTATAGCACCATTTTTTAATAAAATTACGCCAATTTTACGCCAATTTTTTTAATTCTTTATGTACAGCTATAACCAATTCACTTTTTCTTCTTACAAATGTCCTTTCTGACATTCCGCAATTAATTATATCCCACTTGCTTTTGCTTTGCATATATATCTTCTCAAATATATTTTTGCAATCTTCATTTACTAACTGTAATGCCATTTGTACAGCTTTAACTTCCTTTATTGCTCTTTTTAATTCTTCGTCTTCTTGTAATTGTATTACACTATTTAAAACCATATCTGATTTTGTATATTTAGCTTTTGGCATTCCATCCATATTCAATCCACTTATGCTCATTATATCTTCTCTTGTAGACATTATCTTTATACAGTTGTAGTTGTATCTCTTTAAACAACTAACCGCTTTCTTGTATTCTTCATTCTGCAATCTCATCTGTATCCTCCTTGAATAAATAATATATTCTATATTTATGTTTCACAAGGTTGTTTTTATTTAATGCTCGTCCTACTTCTCTTGCTGATAAATTTAAAAATGTGACTATTTCTGGCAATGTTCCAACTCTCATACATTGCTCAGATTCTTTTTCATTGTATATTCCATATATGTTCATTTGTACTATCATCTCCTATGGTTTCATATTCATATTTTTCCTCAGTCTTGGTGTTACTATTACTGGTTTTATTAATCCTAGATCGTATCTTTTAAATGTTTCCTTTACTCCTGTTGTCATGTCTTTGTATAACACGAAATTAGGATATTCTTTTACAAAGATGTACTTATGTCCATTCTTGCTTATTATTTTTGGTATTTTCATTTGTATCACTCCTCTTTTTCTTATTTTCCAAAATATAGCCACCATTTTGCTATTTCATTATTTATTTTTTCTTCTTTTAAACCTTTAATCTTGTTATTGTTTTCTTGATAAATATCTATTTGTTTATTTACCATCTCATTTGATTTTAATTCTGGATATAGCTGTGTTAATACGATTATATCTGTATTATTTGTATCTATACTTTTCAAACTTTCTGAATATGTATTCTGTTCATAGTTTTTATAACTTTCTACTATTTGAGATACAGAATTTTGTATATTGTTATTTTCCTCTTCGTACATCTCTATCTTTTTATCTGATATTTTTAATTGACATATTTGTGATGCATTAAATATTATTGCTGAAACTATAATTAATTCTATAAATCCGTCCCACAAACATCATAGTCGCGCCATTTTCCTCACTTTCATAACTATCATCTTTTTCTATTATAAAAATTCCTGCTATTGTCATTAATAAGACTATTATAAATAAAACTATTAACATCTTTTTTCCCTCTCTTTCAAATATCTATATATTACTCTCTCTACTTTTGCTAATGCTTCGTAATTACTTATAAATATTCCATCGTGTCTGTGTCTTACTGTGCTTCTTATTATCTTTATTTGCTGATTGTATTCTCTTCTATATATTTCTGCTAATTTATTTTTACTTAATCCTGCTTTCCACTTCTCTATTATCTCTTTATCTGTCACTTACTACACCTCTTGTGTAGTATTTACTATTTTTTGTTTTTATATTTTGTTGTTTTCTCTATTTTTCCTCTCTTTCTTCTATTAGTTCTTCAAGCGCTAATATTATTGCATCGCATTTTATTCCTTTTTCTCGTATATCAGTATTATATCTATCACTCTCTAAGAATTTTACATAGAATTTATCACTTAATTTTTTGTATTTTTCTATCTTGTCTTTTACTTTTTGCTTTGAAATAACATAATTTTCAGCATTTTCGAATAAATCTTCTTCAAGTTTTTTTGTGTATTCATTTTTATGTGCAATTAATCTTTTTACTTCTTCATTCTCTTTTTGTAGTTTAAAATAATTTTCATTATAAACTAAATGTCCATTTCCACCTTCAATTAATTCAATTGCTCTATTTCTATCTATTTCATCAAAATTATTGTTTTCTATTCTTTCATATAATTTCATTATTATTACTCACTTTCTAATTTTTGCAATTCTAATTCTTGATATCGTTCGTTATCTTCTTTTAAGCTGTTCACTTCTGTTCGTAGCTGTTCATTCTCTTTTAATACTCTTTTATAATCTTTCTCTTGTTGTTCATAATAATTTATTAGTTTTCTTTTTCCATATTGAGTTAATTCATCTCTATAAAGTAATCTTTTTAGTTCTTTTATATTTTCTTCCATGTCTCCGACATTTATGTCAGTAACCTTACTATTTTCTTTCACTTAAAACACCTCTTTTTTCTTTCTTATATTTTTTACTGTATCTATCTAATACATCAATTAAAATTTCTGTATAAACTTGTTCGTTACTTACTGGATTTACTGTATACCAATTTTCATTTAATAAATAATCTTTTATAAATTCAACAAATTCTTCCGCTTTCATCGGTGGATAAAAAATCCCAAAATTATTTCTAGCATTTAGCCAATCCGTTAATGTTTCTTTTTTCCAATTTTCTTTCATATCTTATTTACTCCTTTACCAATTTTCTGCCACACATCGGGCAATAATTTATTTGAAAGAACTGACTTGGCTTATATCCATCATTGTCTTGTCCTTCTATTTCAACATATAACATATATTCCCAAGACTTTTTTTGATTAATAATTTCCATATGCGTTTCTTCTTCATTATCTATATCTAATATTTTTTTATTATTTATTATTTTTTCACAGTATTCACACATATCTATTCTCCTTTTTCATAACTAATCACAAAACACAACCATTTATATATAGGAGGATTACATTTTAATGTTAATCTTCTGGGAATAATATAGTAGTACCACTGGCTGTGATAATATTTCGCTCTATGGAGTCCTATCTTTAACATATCTATTCTCCTCCTAATAATTAACTCTAATTATATAACTGTTAAATTCTGGTTGATAATCTATCCTTAGTCTTAAATCTTGCATTTTATCTATTCCATATCTTTCTATTTGTATTCCACCTCTCATACCTCCAATTTGATTAGTTATTGCAAACTTTACTATATTTTCTAATTGTCTAGTATAAACACTAGATTCGATTTGTTTATCTAATTTTTTTCTTAATCTTCTATTTGATAATCTTTCTGTTTCTAAATCATCTCTTAATTTTATAAGTTCTTTATTTAATTTTTTTACTTTTCCTTTAACGCTCATCTTCTCCTCCTACTTTATAGCAATTAGCCTCTATCTGTTCATGAGTTAAAATCTTTATAATTTCAATTTGTTCTAAACTATAATAATCTATTCCTAAATTTTCTTTTCCGCTTCTTGCATCCTTATATATTCTTATGAATCCTTTGCATTGATGTTTTAATCCTCTTAATCTATAAATTATTAAATCTCCAGATTCTATTAAATCTTTTAGTTGTTTGCTGTGTTTTACTACCACTTTTTTAAACATTTCATTGTTATAAAGTACATCGTTTTTCATTCCAAAATCATTGATATAAATAGTTCTATCAAATCTATATATTTCAGCTTCATAGTCTATATTTTTGATTTGAGCTATTATCCCGTCTTTAGTTCTCACATATTCTCTTACTTCAATTTTATCTTCCATTTGCTCCACCTACTTTTCTGGCATTTCAAATACACTTGAATTATGTGTTAATCTCATTAATCTTTCATCTTCACTAGTTTCAAAAGCTATATTTCCTGCTTTTTCATAAGCATTAATAATTCCTTGTAAAACTTCTTTTGCTCTTTCTTCTGTTGAGTATGTTCCTAATGTAGAATTTGTATCAGCTGTTGCCTCAATTGTAACTCTACCTTCTTCTACATCTATCCATATGCTTTCTATTCTGTCAAAATTCACTAATTCATCTTTTCCTTGACTTACTATTATCATTGTTTACCTCCATTTCTAGCATTTTCTACTAACTTTTTAATTATGTTTGTATAATATCTCTGTTCTGGTCTCAATAAATCTGCAAAATTATCTAAATCATCTAGTTCTTTTGCTTTTCTTTTCAAAATTGCTTCTTTTTCTTCCTTGTATAAATTATCATCTACTCCATTCAATCTTCTTGTTGCAATTAATTCTTCATTATCAATTACATCTGCCATGTATTTTCTCCTTTCATTTTATCTAAATATGTACACCCTACTGCATATGCAACCCAGATATCTGCTTTAAAACCATAAAACCAACCTGGATTCTTCTTAGTTCCAACTACACCAAATCTATCTATTAATGCTTGTCTAATGTTGCTATCTTTAGCTTTCATAGAATGACACAAGTTCATTTTTTCTTCTTTTCTGTATATAAATTTATAATCTTTATCGTATGCCTCTATAAATCTTCCAATCCATACACAAGTATCAAAAACTTCTTTTCCAACTGGCATTCCATAACTTGCTATCATTTCAATAACCATTGTATAGTAATTAACACTATTAGATAACTGGTCATATATTATATTTAATAATCTTTCATTTTTTACTTTTCCAAACTCTTCTGGCTCATATGTTTCTTCATTGATAAAACAATATGCACTTTCTATATTGCCAGGATCTATCGCTAGTATTTTCATATTCTCATTTGCTCCCCTAAATCTATATTTTTCTTGGTCGGCTTTTCTGAATATTCACATTTTTCTACTCCAACAAAGTTAATATCTTCTAATCTCATACAGCCGACCGCATTTTATACATTCGCCTTTTAACTTTGGATATTTATATATCATTTTCTACTCCTTGAAATTGTATTGATTGAACTCTATAGAAATCTTTTCCATAAATTCATCCCAATTCTTTGCTTTCTTTATATAATCCATAACCCTTTCTAGTGTATCTTTCTCTCCTTGCATCACTCCTGCTTCAAAGACACAAACACATAATAAAATTATTAATATTACTTTAAACATTGTTTAACCTCTCTTTTCCCAATTCTGTTATTTGATATATTACTTCCTTGCAATGTGTTTCAGTGTCTAACTCCTTGCCCACTATACATACTTGTCTTTTTTCTAATAGTGATGTCAATCTTGGCCTTGCATGGTTGTAATCTATCTCTTTTGTATAATTTCTGTATGCCATATACCTCGCTATTTGCTTTGCTGTTAGTTCTTTATATTCACTTAATATTTGCAATACTTGTATTTCTCTTTTGGTTTTATCTACTTTTTCGTTTGCTTCTCTTCTTGTTTCTTCACTCATTTCATTCATTTGTTTCACTCTCCTTTAGTTTAAATTTTGATATAAAAAATCTAAACTTTCATACTTTCTTTCATCAAAACTGTTTTTTTCTCTTGTTTTATTTTTTTTTGAATATCCATTCCATGTTAAAACTTTTTGTTTCCAATTCTTCACTTGATTTCCGTTTGAATCTATCCAATTTCCTTCTGTAAAATAGTTATAAAACTGTTCCGCATCTACTTTAAGCTGCTTTCCTTGAATATATTTTTGAATCTCTTCAAGAGAAGGAGGAACGAATTTCTTTTCTTCTTTTCCTTTTATTTCTTTTTCTTTTTTATTCTTATTAGGAGTAACCGTTCGTCGAACGTTCGTCGAATCGTCGCCGAATATTCTTTGCATTGTTTTTTCGTCATATTCTACTATCTTACTTGGACTAGGTTTATCTATCTTTTGCCAAACATTCCAGTTGTAAAGGCTATAATAATTGCTTCCGTCACAAGAGTAAAAGATTACGGACATATTAGAGCTTATCTCAGATAAGGTTTTATCTATGTAGGTACTTCTTATACCTTCCTCGTAAGGGAATAATGTAGACTTTAGATATACTGGATTACATCTTCCTCTTCCTTCGTCATCTGCAAGAGAGAATAGACCTATAAAAACCAATTTAGCTAGTGTTGATAACTTACTAAAATCTTCACTTTGCCATATACTAGGATCTATCATTCTCTTTCTCGCCACAACTTTTTACCTCCTTTGTTTGCCTTAATCTTTTTTCGTACAAAATTAGGGATAAAACTTATGTCTTATCCCTGCTGTTTTTAATCAAATATTTGTTTAATTAGTTTTTCTACTTTTGTTTTTAGTTCTTCTGTCTTTCGATTAGCTTCTTCTTTAAGCTCTTCATCTGACATCAATCCAAGTTCTACTGCACGTCTTATTTCTTCTTTTGATAAGTTTGTTCCTTTTAACATACTTCTTGATAAATATGCTAAAGCTTTCATTAAATTTGGTTTTGTTCCGCTTACTTCTATTTTTGTTCCATCTTCTTCTGATTCAATTAATATTTTAAAATTATTATTCATTTCTTGTTCCTCCTAATATTTTTTATAAATTAACTTTTCTTTGTTCCAATTTGCTCCATAAATGCCTTTTAAATAGTTTTCTATGTAATTCTCATATAATTTAGTATCTTGTCCGAAATCTTCTTGATAATGACATCCTGGACATAATGTAACTATATTCTCTTCTATTCCTAATCCACCGTTGTGATCTTTTAATGAAATGTGCATTTGCACAAGATTTTGGAACATATCTTTCACAATAAATACATTTATGATTATCCCTATTCCATACTATTTCCTTTACTTTCTGTGATATTTCACAAGCTCTACTTCTTTTGCTCATTTTTACCCCAGCTTTCTAATAAACTATTTATTTCTGCATCTGATTTTGTTTCTATATTTAACTGCTTACATTCTTGTACTATTAATTCAATTAACCTGCTCATTTCAGCTGTATTATAAACACTAGACCCATAATATGTAATTACATTTGTAAAACCGTTCTAATTTGCTTTTCGTTGTTTCTGTTATCCAACCAAGCCCGTTTTTACTCCAAGCTTGTCTAAATCTTTCTACTGCTTCGTCTTTAACTGGTATTACTTCATAACTTCCTATATTTTTTATTAAATCTCTGTATATATCTTCTTTTGGAATATGTAATTTATCTTGCAATTTTCCTAACAAAACCCAGCAATACGCATTACTATCAAAACTTCTTTTAGGGTGGTATTCTTTTAATTCAAATTCTTTGTCTTTTGCTTGTTCTAGTAAATAAGTTATTATTTTATTACTCGTTCCTACCATTGTGGGAATACCCCCTTTTTTAAGCATTCTGTCAGTATTTCTAGCTTAGGTAAATATTCATTTTTTATAAAATTCTCATCATATTCTACTTGCAAAAATTTAATTCTTTCATTATCTATCTCATTAAAAAAATTCATATAATCATTTTCTTTTAATTCATAAGCAACTATATATAAGTTGTGTATATTACTTGCATACATTTCAACTTGAGCTTGTCTCCAATATTGTTTTGATACTTTAAATTCTTTTCCTGCTTTATATGTTTTTACTTCATAAATACAAGTATCTGTATTTCCGTCTAAATTAACTCTTAATCTGTCAATTATTATCTGTTTATCTTTTTTTAGTCCTTCTACTTTTAGCGCGTCTAAAATCTTGTGTTCATAGTTTGTTCCTGTTTGCATTGCTTCTGTTGTTAATTCATTTTTATATAATCCTAATTTTTCAAGCCACCATTTTTCAAATGTTCTTGTTGTCCAGTTCCCAACAACCATACTTGTATCAGAAGCTCCAATATAATAGCTTCTATCTTGACTTTGTATCAATGTTTGCTAAATCTCTTTCAAAATTGCTTAAAGTATCAAAATATGCAAATAATGCTTTTACTTCATCTTCTGTTTTATGAAGTCTTTCTGCTATCTCTTTTACTGTTAGTCCTTCTTTCATTTTTTGAGTATAAGTTTGTTGGCATCTTTCTTTGATTTTAAATATATCGTGTTTTGATAAATCATCTTCCCAATTATCTTTTTCTGTTTTTAATTCATCTTTAAGCCACAAATCAAATCCTAGTCCAGTTCTTATCGCTACACCTTTTACAAATAATCTTGTTTGACAATTCCACAACCTTTGTTGACTCATTGAATTATCTTTTACGGGATTTGAGCCATTTGTAACTGGTCCTCTTTGTATAAACTCTAAATCATCAATTACTATTTTTACAGCCGTTTCATAAACTCTATTTGTATTTCCTTTACTGTCTTTAAATTCTTGTTCTGTCATATATAAACTGCTATTGCTAAATCCATCTGCAACTGGCTCAAAATATACCTTTTCAGCTCCATTTTCATGTAATAAGTCCACCACTTTAGCCCAATTCAAATAATCTGCTCCATCTCTTTTTTCAACCCATTTACTTACATCTACTCTTCTTAAGTCGTTATAACTTGCTAATGCCATTTATTTTTCCTCCTTTACTACATCTATTCTAGTTACTGCTTTTCCACATTTATAAATCTTTACTTTTATTCCTTTTTCTGTCGTATAATCTAATCTTCCTGAACCTTTTTTCATGATATTTTCTAAATTGCTATTGATAAAATCTAATATTTCTTGCATTGTTCTTCCTCCCATTTATCATTTAACTCGCACTCTTCATTTATTAATGCGAATATGTCTCCATCATCGTCCATTTTTATTGTTCCTTTCCACAATTTCTGCAAAATCTATCTTTCAAATCCACTGCTTGTCCACAGGCTGTGCAACATTTTTGGCTTACCTTTTTTAAAATAACATCTTGTCCTTTTAAGCTAATTTCCATCAAGTCTCCTTCTTCAATTCCTAGATTTCTTCTTAGCTCTTTTGGTATTACAACCCTACCAAGTTCATCAACATGTCTTGAAATTCCTGTTGTTTTTTCCATTTTCCATTCCTTTCCTTGCTCTCTTTGAAAAAATGTGTTATAATATTCAAAGAGAGTATTTATATAAATATTTTTGAGGAGTTAACAAATTGATTGGTCGTCGCTTGTTAGCTCTATTATTTTGTTTCTAATTACTTGATTATTATCATATTGATTACTTGTCATTAACTTATTTACTAGTTTGATTGTGTCTTCTTTTTCGTCTATTTCACTTCTTAAATCTGCATTTTCGTTTTTTAAGTTTCTTACCATTCTTGCTAATTCAACACATCTTGCATTTAAATTATCAATTTCTTTTTGCTTTCTACTAAGCATATTTTTCACTTCCTTTCTTAGATATTTTTTAATATGTATACAACGCTAATTGCTAGCAATACATAAACTAAATTCATAATTACGTTGATTGTTACTATTTTTGATAAAGCTTCTGCTATTGTAAACACTACAAATATAAATACTAATGCTATTATCCAAAATATCAATCCTTTAATAATGTTTTTCATTTGTTTTTCCTCCTTAAATTACTACTCTATTTTGAGTTAAGTTTATTTTTCTTTTTTCATAGTCGATATCTACCGTATGACATTTTCTTTTTGTTTTAATTGGATAGATTTCAATTATTTTTTCTTGCTGTTCTTTTTTTAATTTTTGCTCAAATTCTTCTATATCCTTTAAGTCAAATCTGTACTGTGTTCCTAATTTTATGAATTTTAAACCTTGCTTTGTAAAATTTATTATTGTTCTATTATCTTTTACTCTAAAACGTTGTTTTGTTTCTTCTAATGTTAACCATTGCATTTTCTCATCTCCTTTACTTTTTTATTTCCACCTGTTATAATTACCTCATACTTAAGAGAAAAATATTTTAATTTGCCGAAAGTGAGGTGAATATAATGTCTTCTTTTATTATTAGTTACGATTTAATCTCTGACAAAGATTATTCAAAATTGTATGAAGCAATTAGAAATTACGGTTATTTTGCTCATGTATTAGAATCTGTCTGGATTGTAAATTCTTCAGATTCTTCTACCACTATTCGAGATAACCTTTCATCTTATATGGATTCTGACGATAAACTTTTTGTAGCTCAGTTATCAGGAGAATCTGCTTGGAGAAATTTATCTGCAAAAGTTTCTGATTGGATAAAAAGTAACACTTAGACATTTGGGTCAGCTGTAGTACAAGCTGGCTCTCTTTTTTTATACTTAATCTCTATTTTCTCAATTTCTTTTGTTTCAAATAGTTCTAAAACCTTTTGTTCTGCTTTTAGCTTATTTAATACTTCTGTTGCTCCTTCTTCTTCATTTTCATAAACAATCTTTATTTTTTCATCCATCCTCTCATCTCCTCTCTTTGTATCGGTTCGTGGTTATTTTACTAAACGTTTTGTTGAATTAATTGTTAAAAAAATATCTGCAATACTACATTCATATAATTTTGCCATTTTTTCTTTCAAAGCGTCACTAGGATTTCTACTTCCATTTTCAAGCATTGATAAATATTCTTTTGTTATAAGCAATATCTTTGATGCCTGTTCTTGAGTTAACTTCTTATTTTCTCTTAAATCTTTTAATGTCTTTTTTTTCATTTTGCACCTCCTCAACAAATTGTTGAACTTATTATATTAAACAATTTGTTGATTGTCAATACTTTTTTAAAAATATTTTTACACTTTGTTTAAAATACTTGACACTCTAAGGAAAAAAATTTACAATATGTTTACAAGTTAAACAATTTGTTGTATAATAAAAATGTATTATGTAAAGGAAATGATTATATGAATAGATTAAGATTTTTAAGAAATGAAAAAGGAGAAAGTTTGGAAAAGATTGCTAAATTTTTAAATGTTACTATACAAACAATATCTAACTATGAAACTGAAAAAAGAGATATGAATCCAGACACAATTTTAAAATTATCAGAATATTTTGGAGTTTCAACAGATTATCTTTTAGGCAAATCAGATGCAAGAAATAATACTTCTAATATAGATGAATCAGATAAAAAATTTTACATGTGCCCTGTTTATGGTCAAATCAGTGCTGGACAACCTAATTGGGCTGAAGAATGTATCGAAGGAAGATTGCCACTTGATCCAGATTTAATGGGAATAGTAAATCCCGAGGAACACTTTTTCTTACGTGTAAATGGTGAAAGTATGAATAAAGTTGTTAGAAATGGTGCTTTTGCATTAATTCATAAACAAGATATGGTCGACGATGGAGAAATTGCTGTAGTTTTAGTAAATGGATATGATGCTACGTTAAAGAAATTTACTAGACAAGGTGATATGATTATATTGGAACCTCAATCAAATGATGACAGTTTTAAAACACAAGTATATGATAAAAATACACCGATTAAGATTTTAGGAAAATACGTAGGTAAAATGGAAATTAATAAATAATACTAAAGATAAGTAGCAATACTTATCTTGTTTTATAAGGAGGTTTCAATATGGCAGGAACAAAAAGAGAAACAGGAAAAAATCGTTGGAGATTAGAATATATGTACGAAAATGAAAGATACAGTCAATACGTAAATGCCTCTTCTCCAAGCGAAGCTAACAGAAAACTAGCTTTATTTGTAGCAGAAGTTGAAAAAGGTAATTATTCAAGGCAAAATTCTATGACTTTTACGGAATTTTCTCAAATGTTCATAGATAAATACGCAAAAAATAACTTATCTGATACTACTGTTATAAATTATGTCTATCAATTAAATAAATATATCTTACCTGAACTTGGTAAATACAAATTGTCTAAACTAAAAAGGCTTCACGTTCAAGATTTTGCCAATAAATTGTTGAATGAATATAATTTGTCATCTAAGACAATAAAAAACTATATAAAACTAATTTCATCGATTTTAGAGAAAGCAATTCAATGGGATTATCTTCATGAAAATGTTGCTAAATATGTAACTATACCCAAAAACTACAATAAGCCAAAAAAAGAGCAAGAAATATACAACAATGAAGAAATAAAATTATTATTTGAAGCTTTACAAAATGAAGAAGAACCTTTTAAAACTATGGTATATGTTTCGTTCTATACTGGTGCAAGGCGTGGCGAAGTTTTAGGACTTAGATGGCAAGATATTGATTTTGATAATAATATTATGCATATTATTCAAAATAAAATTATAAAACAAAATGGAACTAAATTAAAAGAAACTAAAAACAAAAGAACTAGACAATTTGTAATACCACAAGTATTAGTTGATAAGTTAAAAGAAATTTACAATAATCAACCACAAAACGAGCTAGTATTTAATTACTGCCCCACTACCTACACAAAAATGTGGAGAAAATTTATAAAAAGCCACAATTTAAAACCCATTACTTTACATGATTTAAGACATACAAATGGAAGTATATTAGCTTCAAAAGGTGTAGATATTGTAACAATAGCTAATAGATTGGGACATTTACCAGCTACAGCTTCTGCATATTATTTACATGCAGTTTCAGAAGAAGATAAAAAAGCAAGTCAAAAATTAGATAACTTGTTTTAATTTTTTACTATCAATTACGCTAAAATTACGCCAAAGCATAAAATAAAGAGATACAGTAAAATGCTGTACCTCTTTATTTTCCATTGGAGCGGGTACCGAGAATCGAACTCGGGCCACCAGGTCGGAAGCATGGGATTCTACCACTAAACTACACCCGCATATACACATTATAAATAAATAAAATTTAATTGTCAATACAAAGCAATAATTCATATAATAAATCAGGAGAAATATT